GAGGATGTTCACCGTCGAGGTCGAGCAGAGGTCAAACACCGAGGTGACGTTGAAGCTCTCGGCCTTGACCGCGTGGCCGAAGTAGCCACCAGCGTTGCTCGTCGTGACGCCCTTGAAGCAGCCGTTGCCCGCCGCCGCGTTGTTGTAGAAGGCGGATCCGCCGCAGCGCCCGGCCCCAGGCACCACCGAGGAGTTGGCGAGATCCACCCCCTGCCAGTAGCTCTCCACCTTGGCGACGCTGTTGCCGTACTTGTTCCAGCCGTCACCACTGATCAGCGCCATCAGACCTCTCCGAGATTCCGCACGGTGACGATCAGTTCATGCTTGCCGAATTTAGTCGCTCCGGCCCAGCCCCACTCCCAGAGCGCGATGTGTCGCTCGTAGGGCAGCGCTTCGACGAGGGTGGTGTCGGCGACCTGCATCGACCACGTGAGGAGGCCGTTCGCATCCACCGTGACGTTGTTCAGGTTGAGGACGTCTTGGGCGTTGCGGCTGTTCACGTAGCCGGTGGTGCCATCGGTTTTGATGACGTAGAGGGTGAGCGCGAGTGAGGACAGCGAGGCGGCTGGAATCGCGTTGCCCGCATCGTCGGTGATGGTGGCGGTGTACTTCGGTGTGGTTTGTTCGAGGCAGTCGACGGTCGACGGCTCCCCCGCGACGAGTGGGTTCAGCACAAATCCTCCTCGGCAAGGGTGGGCACGGTGAACGTCTCCGCAGACAAGGTGGAGCTAACGCTGGTCTCGTCACTGAACGACGGCAGGGTGAACGTCTCGCTGCCGAGTTCGAGGCAGAAGGCGGCGTTGATGAGTGTGGTCGGGTCCACGTTCCACAACCCTTGGCCGGGCGGCGTGGGGAGCTTCCGCCGCAGAACGTCGGGGTAGCGAGGCCGCCAGCCGCGTGTGATCGGCACGTCCAACACGCTGCTGATCTCGAAGCCATTGTCTGGTTGTTCAGCAAGGCGGCGAGCAGGAAACCTGTCCGGGTAGCGCCCGCGCCAGTAGAGATCACTCTGCGGGCGCAGCGGCATGATGGGCGTGACCTGCCGATGCGCGGGCTTGAGCGTCGTGCGCGAGGGCACCTGTGCCGGGAAGGTCGGCATCGGCGGCATCGCGGTCGGGAGCGGCGGATTCACGATCGGGCTGACGTTGTGGATGAAGTGCCGCTGCGAGGCGGTACGGATGCTGCGCTTGGGCGGTACCCAGTCGGGGAAGTGCGGCAGCCACCGTACGTCGGGGTCGTTCAGGAGGAGATCGTCCCCGTTGTTCAGCAGCAGGGCGTCGCCGGTGTTCAGGAGGAGCTTGCTCGCCATCGCTACTTCAGCCCGTAGAGCGAAAACTTACTCGTGACGAAGTTGCCCGACGCGAGCGTCACCGCCAACGCCGTAATCGCCGCCGTTGAGCGCCACCCAATTGCATGGTGTTGAAGCAAGATGTTGCCGGAGGCCGTCGATCGTCGGAGACACGAGTGCCCAACGCCCTGCTTTTGGTAGGTCGTCCCGCGATAATCAAAGATCGTGAGCCGTCCAGCTCCCACCATTCCAGCATCCGCACTCGCCGCTGCGGCACTCCCGATCGCCGCACTCGTCGCGCCGAGCGATTCTGCCGCTGAGACAGTCGCCGCCGCCGCTGATGTGTTCTCTCGGTCGTAATTTGCCCCACCGTCTGCATTGAACGTGAGGTTCAACACCGTTGAGGTTGCGACTTGATCGCCACGAGCCGACCAACACAATTCGAGGTGCGTGTACGCGCCAAGTGAGGAGAAGGTGACAACACTCACGCCGTCTGGCGATTGTTCTTCAATCAGCACCATCCCGCTGATGAGCGCTTGGAGCTGCGTGATCGTCATCTTCCGATCCAAGGGTGAACCACTCGGATCGTCGGTGATGTACAGCAGGTCTTCGAGCGCCGGCGTGCCAACCGCCGTGAGGTCGATGAGTTTGGTATCAGCCACGACGGATCACCCGGTGCCAGAGCCACTTCCACCACGCGACGTGCCGACGCCAATAGGCGAGGGGCGTCTGCTGTTCCAATCGAGCGATGCGATCTTCGAGCACACGGACCCACGATTCCAGCGCCTCGACCGACAACGGGACTTCCTCTCCGCCGTCCGGATACGGCTGTTCGAGGACGAAGATCGGATCCCCTAACCGTGCTTCATTGCTCACGACAAATGGCGGATGCTCGATCATGCGATCAACACACTCACAATGACCCCGTCACCGAGCGTGATGACATCAATATACAAATCCGCGAGGTTAATCGCGTTCGGCGCGAGGGTGAGCGCGGCCGTGAAGCTCGGGATGGTATTGACCGTCGGCACGGCGAGCTGGGCGTACAACCCCTCATCGGTCGCCGCGACCATGTCCCGATTGCCGACGAAGGCGTAGCCTACGTTCGCGCGTCGCGCTTGAATCAGCACACCGTGTACCGGTTCCGGGTAGCCGGACGGTGGCAGCAGGCTCACCACGGCGACAGGGGTGCCGGGCGTCGGGTTGATCTTGCCAAGAGGTCGCAGCATGTCAGCTCCAGGTACTCGATCCGCCGATGGACGGATACGCCGGGATGTCGATCGACTGATTCTGCCCGATGAGCACGCGGTCTTCAATCTGGTACACGCCGACCGGGTTCGGGATGGGCACGAGTGGCCCCAAGCTGAAGCTCGGCATCGCGGCGGGCGGCAGCGTCAGCCGCGCAATGCGATCCGGATAGATCGACGCCCACGCGCGATCGGGGACCGACGGAATCGTCGCGACGTCTGGGGTCGCCAAGGCGAGCTGCGCGGCGGCGAGCAGGTGCCAGCGCGTAATCGCATCGGGGTAGGTGGACTTCCACCCCATGTCGGTCGGCGCAAAGGTCGACGGCACGACACCGGTCGCCGCTGCCAGTTGCGCGGCGGCCAACATCCGAAGGCGATCGATCCGATCCGGGTACGTGCCGCGCCAGACGAGGCCGTCAGGGAGGAAGCCCGAGGGAATCGATCCGGTGGTGAAGGCCGGATGCTGTCCCGCGAGGAGCTTCAGTCGAAGGATGCGATCGGGGTAGATTGGCACCCACGGCAGGCCGTCGGGCGCGAAGGTTGTGTCGGCGAGCGGGATGGCCTTCGATTGGTACTGCCAGTGCGACATACTAGTAGCCTACCCGTCCGCCACGATCCATCACCTGTGCGTTGGTGACGCTGACGACGAAGGTGTCGCCGCCCCCACCTGCGTCATCGCTCAACTGCCCGAGCCACAGACCAAACAACGGCAACCGTGTGAGGTCTTGCGAAAACGCCCCAGACTGATTCGAGCGCGTGCCCAGTGACCAATCCGTCCCCAGAGGCGTCGCTTTCCGAAGGACATCGTTGCCCGTGTTGAAGTTGATCCGGACGTAGCTCAACGTGTTCGTGGTCGTCGGTCGGAGCGCAAGAGCGTAATCCGTGTTGAGGTCCAAGACATGCGGCCCATTCGGAAACGGGCGATCGAAGAAGTTGCCGAGGCCGGCGAGATCCATGTCTTGCGTAATCGTGTCGATCACGCCGGGTGTCACCCCTAGTGGATCGTCGTACAAAATCACTTCAAAATCGTCAGTGGCCGCCAGTGATTGTGGGTTGAGGAACGCGCCCAATACCGCCGTTTTGAAGGGCACGCGAAAGATCAGCGCGTGCTCGTCCGGCGTCGAGCTGCTTGAGAAGGCGGATGGAGCCTCAGACATACTGGCAAACGCGCTCGGGCCGAACCAGCCGACCGTGCCATCATCAAACACGACCGTCACACACGGAGCATTGCTGACTTTGGCCGGGCCTGCGCCCGTATCGACGGTGCAATACGCCATCGAGGCCGAGGCGCCGCTCCGATTCACCACCACGCTGTCAGAGCCGCCGCGCGCCGTGAGTTCAATCGAGATCGCCACGAGATCATCGTGCGCGATGGTCTTGGAGCCGGATTCCATCGGCGTCTTGATGACGGTGTTCTGCGTGAACGAATCCGTGCCGCCAACGAGATCCGCGTGGACATCAAACGTACCGTCCTCGAGGCCAGTCGCCCCGACATCTTGTGCGCCGATCCGGAGATTCGAGCCGGCGTCCGCAAACGTGTTCGTCCCAGGCAGCCACGCGATACTCCCGCCGCCAGCAGCTGACAACACCTTCGACGTTCCAGGGCCAGTGGACAGCAGCATGTGCCCGATGAAGGTGATGCTTTCCCCAGTCGCGTCCAACGTGGCCGTGCCAAGTGTCGTGACTCCAACGGGAGATATGGGATACGGAATCAGCGGAATGCCGTAATAGTTCGGAACAGCAACGAGGGTCATCTACCGAAGCCCCACCCTAAGCGCACGAAACACGGGATCATCTGCCGCCGTTGTGCTTTTCGCTTGGGCGCGGAGCGAGACCAGACCCACGCCGAGAAACGCCGCTGGTAACGATTGCCAGTCGCTATCGAGTTCCCGCTCACCAGCCGCCCCAAGGTTGGCTGATTCATGAAGGACCACGTTGTCCCCATCGCGCACGACACGCGCGCCGAACTGTCCCGTTCCGACGAGATTCGCGTGCAGCATGAGGCGGTATTCCGTGCAGCCGGTGAAATCCGCGATCAGCCGTTCCCCATTCGCGCCGAGGCAAATGTTGACGTAGGCGGTCCCGATGTTCGTTTTCGTAATGACGGCGCCAGGACCGAAAAAGCTGTAGATTTTCACGTTCGTCGCCTCATCACCATGCACCACACGATTCAGGAGATTGACCAGCGCCACGTTCTTGAACCGCATGGCCCACTTGTAGAACTGCAACCGCTCCTCATCGGACAGCGGCACGAGTTCACTTTCGTGCATCTCGAACGTCAAGCCCCCAATGGTCATCACCCGATGTCCACCAGAGGCACAGTGGGCAACCGTCGCGGTGCAGAGTTCAGGCATCTACGGCACCACCGGACACACGAAGCCAATGATCCGCGCGCGCGGCGTCTGACAGGTCGCGATCCGATCCTCGAACGACCGCCCATAGGTCTGTTGCGCCTGGGTGTTTGTCAGCCCGGCCACCGGCACACCCTTCGCCGGGTCGCTGTTCTGTGGCACTATAAAATCGGGCGCTTGATTCAGGAAGAACACCTCGACGTCGTCACTCGCTACACCATTAAAGTCCTCTACGAGAAAGCGGCTGGACAGCATTGGTGTTGACGCTGAGGGGTTGATCGTCGGATTCATCCAGATGTCAGTCTGTGCCGCAGGCATGCCGGTTGTGGGCGTCGCCATCGCCATCGCCTCGAACTTCACGTTGCGAACCAGCACCTCGCGCACCATGCCAGGTACTGACTCTTTGATGTTCACCCAGTTCTTTAGCGTGGAATCAAAGACGTGGGCGTAGTCGTGCCCGGTGCTGCCAGAGTTCGGACGCGGCGGCAACGCGATCCCCACGTCGAAGCCTTCAATGCGTGAGTTCTTGATGATCAACCCGCCCATTTCGTAGACCGGGTTATCCGTCTTGAAGCCCTTGCTGTGCCGGTCGCCCCCTTGGTTCTGGTCGGTGATCGTGGGGTTGTTCAGCAGCACCGCTCGGTCGAACGTCAGTCGGCTCTCATGGAAGGCGTCCATCCCGTTCACCGTGAAATGGAACCCGGTGTAGTCCGTGAAGACGCGCTCCTGCTTGTAGTTGGCCGTGCCACAGCATCCCGCGCTCCACGAGAACCAGGAATGCTCGTAGGCGCTAACGGCCTTGTTCCGTGCATGTTCCTTCTGGGGAATCCCTTCCTTGAGGCGGTCAGGCGGCGCATTCTGGCCGGGGACGTTGTAGGCGACGTATTCACCGAGCACACGAGTGTCGGCCCCGCGAAACTTCGGGATGTGCATCTCTCCGAGGTAATAGCCATTCAGGTTATACCCGGCAAAACTGACACTGTAGACCCGGTTGTCGCGCACGTAGTTGTTCGGCCCACGTTCGGAGATACCGGAGCCGTCCCACCAGATGTCATAGCTCGCAGGCGTGTCAATGCCGCCGTTACTGATGGAGTTCCGGAGACTCCGCACCTTCGCGACGAAGTTGCCATCGATCTCGTTCTCAGTTTCGTTGCCTTCCTCGGTGCAGATGCCGCAGCCCTGCGTCCCGTACACGACGTTCTGCGTCACCTTCCCGTAGTGCGCATTGTGAATCGTGATGCCCCACTTGCCGCCGTCCACAATCGCGTTGCCGATCAGTTGGTACTGATAGCCAGTATTCATGGGATTGTGCGGGCCGATCAGATGATGCAAGTGGATGGGGTACAACCGCTTCGGGTTCGTGCCAGGCGTCACCACGTTGCCCGTGCTCGCATCGACCACCGTATCGTGCAGGGGCGCCCCGGTCGTGCGTCCAAACTTGTCAAACCGCACGTACCGAAGATCGACGGTCGCATGGCCCGTGTAGACCGAGTGCCCTCGCACAACCCCCTCAGACCGAATCGTGATGTTGCGTGAGAGGTTGGCGATGTCGGCAAACATCTCCGTCACGCCCGTCGTCGGATTCTTGAACCCGGTGTGGTGATAGAGCAGCGGCGTCGTGAGCGTGATGACCGGCCCGGCAATGCTCGCCACCGTCACACTCTCATCCTGCGTGACATGCTTCAGTGGTCCGCTCGGATGAAAGCCTTCCCGAAAGGGCAGATGGCGCGTGTCGGGGACGACGATCTCCATGCCGGGGAGCCAGTCCACCAGATGCGCGGCATTGGCGACGGTCAGCGTCGTACCCCCTTGGACCGGATCGGCGGCTAGTAAGGTTTGCGTCTGCCCGAGTGCGTGGCCGTACGCGAGACACACCCCGAAGCAATGAATCCCGGTGCCCCACTGGTCCGGGTCATAGACGCCGACGCCATCGTTCGTGAAGTCGATGGGCGCTCCACCAGTCACGATGTCGGCTGTGGCGGTAATCGGTTCAACCGCCGTGCCGATCTGCAACGACCCACCCTCAATGATCTGCATCGTGCTCATCAGCGTCAGTCGTGTCGGCACGTCCGGCTTGAACCAGATCGAGCCGCGCACAATCAGGTTGAATGCCATCGCGCTGGTATCCGTCACCTGCACACTGACACAGGCGTCCACGATGGCGAGGTCGGTCCCGTTCGGCACGCGCCCGAGATCCCACGTCTCCGGGTCGTTGTAGTGCCCACTGTTGACAGCGTGGTTCGTAATTCGCGTTAGGTCGTTCGAGAAGTCTGGAATGCCGTGCAGCATCGCCATCGGCGGTGGCACGTTGCAGGGGGGCGGCGCTTGGGGTTCCTCGTAGGCCGCCACGAACGCCTGCACTGTCGCTAGTGGGCCTTCAATCAGCACCATCTCCTCGTGTGAGAAGCTGTACTGTGCAGAAAGCGAAGCGCCGAACAACGCGACGAACACCCCTATGAGCACCCTACGCATATCCACCCCTTCGTTCTTGTTGATCGAGCCACTTCTCCAGCGGCAGGCAGGTCCCTTTGTCGTGACACGGCAGGCACACTGGTTTGCCCCCGCAGGTCCAGCAGCCCGCGCCTGCTTCCTCCACCCAGAGAAGCAGCCCTTCTGGCGTGCGCTGCTGAATCAGATACGTCGTCGAGACGGAGTTCGGCTTGGTGAAAATAATCGTGCCGCAGTGGGCACAGGTGATCGTGTCGTACTCGCCGAGCGGGCGATCCGGGTCGATGATCGTCGCATAGCCCTGCGCGTGCCGCATGGCCGCTACCCGACCGAGAAGGAGAGGGGGACGTCGTCGAAGGGTTCGGGGAGCGGCGGAGTGCCGAGCGTGCCGAGGAAGGGTTCAGCGGTCAGCCCTTCGACATCGCCGCTGACGACACGGAGGGCATGGATGATCGCCCCTTGGGCCGTGTCGGCATGCACGATCAGCTCGATCACCTCGCGGCGAACGAGTGGGTGATCCGGTTGATAGATCACCACCCGAGGAAACGAAACCTTCCACGTCATCGACAGATCATTGTTCGTCGATGTGTATTTGGGTCGCGATCGCCACTGCGCTGGAGGTCGGCGACTGCACGCCAATCCCGTTCGACGCGGTCGCTGGCGAGACGAGTTCGCCACCTGGCGCAGCCACCCAGCGGAAGGTCGCCCGCTGATTGAGCGCGATGTTGAGGAGGATCTGCGCCGAGGTGTAGGTCGGCTCGATCGTGTGGTTCTCGCCCGCGTCAGCTTCGGTCGCCGCATCGGCCGGGTCGAGGGGCTGCGGCACGACGGCGGTGGCGGTCCCAGCGGTCGTGCAGCGCTGGATCGTGTACAGGAAGGGGTTGTCCCCAACGGTGCCCTGTGCGCCGAAGATGATGTCGTACCACTTCAGCCGGCGGGGCCGGGTCGCATCGGCCGTGATGTTGCCCACCGAGAGGGTGGTCGAGGCCGTGCGGAGCAGATCTACAGCATATTTTGCCACGTCAAAATCTCCTTCTAATACTCCACAATGCCAATCATCAAGCGCTGCGAGGCGGTGCCCAGCGCCCAGATCTCCGAGAGCTTCACTGGCCCCGCGTTGAACGGGCCAATCGACACAGGGAGCTGCGTCGCTTGTGTCGGGTCAAGTGAGAACGCATGCGACTCCGCCGAGACGACCGGCGACGCCCCGCCGATGTAGATCACGTTGCCGTTCGCCGGGTCTGCGGCCAAGAAGATCTGCCGACAGGCGACGTCCTGCGTGCCGCCGGGTTGCGTGTCCCCGAGCACGGAGGAGAGCCGTTGGGCGGCACCAGAGAGCGTCAGGGCGTAGTGGCGAAACGACATACCCAACTCCTTACCGGCGGTCGATCGTGCCGGGGCTGCGATCGGTCAGGTCCGGCGGCGGCTCGGGCGTATCCGACGGCTCCCAGCGCGAAGGGGTGCGCGGCAAGCCGGAGACCGGATTGTCCGTTTCGCCGCCACCGGGGGCGGTGACAGGGGCTTCTCCCCAGACCGGTTGCAGGCCGGAGGTGCCGCCCGTGTCAATCAGCGGATCCCCACCGCGCTCACGAATGAGATCGCCCCCGGGGTCCGGCGGCGGCATCGCGGGGTCGGTGTAGGGTGTTTTCAGGTCAGACATTGCGAACTCCTGTCCTCAGTAGTAGTCGTACACCGTCGCGTCGGTAGAGCGTAACAGATTCGTCGTCTCCGTGATCACGCCGTACCCGAGCGCGAAGTTGACCGTCACGTAGTCTTCGGGAAACTGGTTGTCGTCCGCGAGGCTCACGCGCTGCAGCTGCAGATCCCAGTCGCGCTGCAGGCGGTCGGAGAGCGCCAGGTTGAAATAGGGGTTGGGGAGGTCTTTCGTCCCCGGGAACTTCGACGCGGCGAGGAGCGACCCGAGCTTGAAGAAATCGGCGCGATTGCTGAACACCCCCGGGAACACGGAGGTGTCCGCGAGGCGCTCGGCTTGGCGATAGTACAAGTACGGGAAGTGCCGCTCTGAGGTCGGCGTCGGCCAGAACTCATAGCGGGTCTGCCCGAGGGTCGCGGTGGCTGGTGAGACGTCGCGTGCGACCAAGTAGCGCGGCCCCGTGTCACTGTTGAAGCGCGCCGGGTCGGCCGTGCCGATCTGATCCTGATTGAACCAGTACGGCAACAGGCGTTGGTTGTACCTGTCGACGATGATCAGAAAGCGATGAAAGTCGGCCGGGGTCGTGAAGTAGGCGTCGAGAATGGACGCGGTTTCCGCCCCACCGGTTTCGGCATAGTTGCGATCGAGGACGATCGTCGAGGCGTCGGTGACGGAGATGATCGTGTAGATCGGGTAGCCGGTGACACGGATCTGCCGCCCGGCGTCGGTGGCGACAAAGAGTGCCGCGGAGGTGACGGTCGGTGAGCCTTGGGTGAACGTGACGGTGAGCGAACGGCTCGCCAAGGTGTCGATCGAGGCTTCCTTCCGCAGAAAGCCCCATCCCCCACCTCGGTACTCGCACGCTTGGGTATAGGCGTCCTGCACCCAGTCGCGCACGAGCAGCGGCGGGACGCCAGGAAAGGCGTTGCGTGCCCGCCGCCAGGCTGCTTCAAAGGTCTCGGCCACAGGAGCAGGCTCCTACTTACCGATCGCTTCGAACCGTGCCGTGTACGCCGAAAGGTCGGTGGCGTCGCTGATCTCCGCCCCCGCCATGTCGAAGAACTTCAGCTTGCCGTTGGTCACATCGTACTTGCCGAAGATGATCACCGGGGTCGCGTTGCTGAACGGCTCCAGCAACAGGAGATCGACCTTCCCCATGCCGAACTGCTGCGCGGCGAGCGTGTCGCCGTTGGTGGCGTACGAGGAGGAGGCCGTGAGCAGCCCGATTTTTCGAATGAACGATCCCGACCGGTCGTGATAGTCGCCAATCGTTCGCGTAATCGCCATCACACCCATGACTGCTCCTCCTTCGTCCGCTGACTCCTGAGAGACCTAGCCCCGAAGGGACTAGGTGGTTTCCGGCACGTCGAGATCGACGACGCCTTCGGCTTCCATTGCGTTGTACGCGCCAGACGACACCCCCAATGCGGGGTAGGTCGCAGCCGACCCTGCCGCCAGACAATCGGCCTTGCCCGCCGTGGCCGACGGAATGACGAACAGCCCTGCGGCGGTCGGTGCCGCCGTCGGCGCGTCCACGAACTTGACGGTGGCGGGTCCGCCCCGCTGGATGCAACCGTAGTAGCCCGGGGTAATCGCGTTCTGGAACACCCCGGCGACACGGCCCCGACCCAAGGCGGTCGGCGAGGTCGTCACGAGGTACTGCGTCTTGTCGGACCACCACGCGACGGCCCCCCGGAAGGGCGCCACCGACATGGTGGAGTCGGTTTTGATCAGCTGGTACGTCTTGCTCCGGCCGGCTTCCGCCCCCGCGGGTGAGCGCGTCGGCTGAATGACGGTGAAGCGTGCCCCGAGTGTGCCCGGGGCATGGAGGGTCGGCGTGTTCTCTTGTTCAGGGTCGCCGGACTGCAAATAAACCGGCGGCATTTCCCAGCGATTCGGCATGATCCGTCTCCTTTCGGCAGCTCTGGCCGAATCCTACGACGTGAACCCGTGGAGCACGCGCGACAGGCGCAGTGCCTTGACGATCGGCCCGTTCCCTCCGAAGAGAATCTGGCCGGACACCTGGTTGTCTTCCCGCGCGCCCTTGAAGCCGGTGAAGCCAAACGCGAATTTGGCGGATTGGGCGATGTAGAGCCGGATGTACGCGTCGTCACCGGTCGGCCCGAAGTTCAGCCACCAGAAGGTCTCGCCCGCCGCGTTGTAGTTGCCGAGGTCGGCATCGTTGACGCCGTCCTGCCCCGGGCAGTAGTCGGACATCATCACCGTGGCGCGGTCGAACTTGATCCCGGGCCACGCGATTTCCGGCTGGGTCGTGTCGATCACCTGATGGGGCAGGAAGTTCTCCGAGATGAACCCCATGCCGCGGCGGGTGGTCAGGCCCGTGTCGGGCGCCTGGTTGCCGATGCAGCAGGACAGGTACGAATGGCGGAGGACCCGGTAGGACATCGAGCCGAGATACGGCGCGGCGCCGATGTTCGGAGACGCCACCAAACCCGTCGGTGGGGTCAGGGCCGGTGCCACGTCCGCGCGGGTCTGTCCACCGTAGGAGGGGAAGAGGTTCCCCGCCCATGAGGCGTTCGTGCCGTCGTTCAGCGCTTCTTCGAGGCCGTTCAGTTCGAGCGAGCGATTGTCGCCGGCGAGATTCTGTCCGTGATGGAACGCCGCGATTTCGAGGATCGCTGACATGGTCAAGGCCGCCTGCGCCATGTCCGTGCGGATGACCGAGAAGGCTGCGTTCGGTCCCGCCATCTCGACTTCGAGGTCTTCGAGGAACTCCGTCACGTTGACCTGGTAGTACTTGGGGCCGAAGAGCATGCCCGCACGGGTCTGCCGGCGGGTCACGTCGAAGGAGCCGCCCTTGGCATAGGCGCCGCCCTTCATCGGCTTGAACATGAAGTTTTCTTGAATCTGGGGACCGATCCACTTGCGAGTGAAACGGCGACGGCACATCGCGATCAGGGGACCGGATTTGAAATAGCCGTCGACGACACCCGGTTGGATGTCCTTGGTGACAGTGGTGTTGACATCATCGAGCAGCAGGGCCACGGGAACTACCTCCTACGGCTCGCACCGGTCGCCAGATCAAGCGGTCGAACTAGCCAGCCGCGCGCGCGTCCTGCAGCTTCTGGTAGTACGCGGCTGCGGTGTCGGCGGTGTGCTGTTCGGGCTTGTCGGGAGAGGACGGGTCGAGCACGTCGAGTGGGGAGCCGGTACTGCCGCGCACCGGGAAGGGCTGCGTCTGCATCCCTTTCAGGCGTTCGGTCACGCCGGCTTCCACGAGTTTGTTGATTTCAGCGTCCTTGCGCGTTTTGTCGCGCTCGGCAAGTTTCTCAGCGAATTTATCGTTGTACGCATCGAGCAGCCCGAAGACGCGACCGTCGGAGAGTTGGCTGCCGAGGCGCTTGTCCGCGAGGAGAATCCGGGTGTCGAGCACCTCCCCGAAGTCCTTATAGTGCGACAGGGTGAGCGTGTTCTGCAGCCCGAGGTAGTTCGCGGCGTCCATCTGCTGCTGCCGCATGGTTTTGTCGAAGGTTTCGAGATCGAGATACTTCGACGGATCCAGTGCAGGCGGTGTGACGGGCGGGGTGACAGGAGGTGTGGGTGCGCCTCCGGTCTTCCGCAGCCGATCGAGTTCATCGAGGTCCGCTTTCCGGTCGGCGTACCACGTGTTCAGCCGGGTGTAGTCCTCGGTCAGCGTGTCTTCCTTCTTCTTGAGATCGTCCATGTGTCGGCTGTAGTCCGAACGGGCGAGCACCGATTCCCCCACCGTAACAAGGGCGTCTGATGCCTCCGCGGCGGCCAACACGGCTTCCAGCGGCTGATTCCTCAAGTTCTCGGGCAACTTGGCGAGAATCCCTTTCAGGAAGTCGGTTCCGGTTTCTTTCGCTCCCATGTGTAACCTACCCTTCTACGCGGAGCGAGAACCTGTGGCGAGGTACGCCACGCGAGTTCCTTCCGTTTCGACAAAAGGTTTGCGATCGACGGTCATATTGCACCAGCCCCCGCGACGCCGCGATCGAACGCGGCCGGAAACTGTTGCCCTGTCGCTGTTGGCGTTGTAGCTCCGGCGCCAGCCGACAAGAGTTGGGCGAGTACTTGTTGGAGATGATCTTTGACTTGTGCGAACTGCACCGCATGGGCAGGAATCGCCTGTGCGTACGAGTCGAGCATCGACCCGATTTTTTCCGCCGAGCTGAGAATCGCGGAGAGCATCTCGGGCGGCATTTGATCCGGGGCGACCGGTGGGGCCACGGCCGACAGCGAGAAGTTCGTCGGCGCACCGGTGGGACCAGCCCCGACCGATTGCGGAGAGGGCGGCGGGCCGTTCAAGGGATCTTGGGAGGCGCCGGTCGAGGCACTGCGCGGTGGAAAGGCCATCGCTATCGGCGTCCTTTCGCGGTGAACGACCGCCAGCCGGATTTGATGCGTTCGAAGTTCGAGGCTTTTTTGTCGACGAGTTTGTGGCCGACCTCGACGGAGCGCCGGCGGGCTTCGAGGGCGTGCGTGGCGATGCGGGGATCGACCTTACCCGATTCGTTTGGCAGGGTGATGTCGCCCTTCGCCATTAGTAGCCAATCCTCCGCACGAGCACCTTGCCAGTCGGAAGAAAAAGTACCGGCTTACGGTCGTCAACCACTGTCATTGTGGAAGGCGGTGGAACGATTGGTGGGTCAGAGCCGTCGTCATTGCGAGGCTTGTCGGCCATCAGCAGCCGCGACCCATCTTCTTGCTGCCCGTCATCGACTTGCCGCCTTTGACCGCTTTGCCTTTGCCGAATGCCATGGTGGTGAGCCTTTCCGTATCAGACGAGGGGTTGGGGTTCGAGACGAGGCGAACAGAGCAGCCGTCCCCCGACAAACTGCGCGGATCGCCTCGTCACACCTCAACCAGACGAGCAAGGATGCGCTGACACGACTCATGTTGTCAAGGGGGAAGGCGACAAAAGTCAGCCCGAGGACAGATTTGTTACTTGTCGGAGGTAAGACGAAACAGCAGAAATCGGTTGTTTCGCCATACGTGAGATGAAACGACGAGATCGTGTCGTTTCGTCTTATTTACTTTTCGCTAGTTGTTGTGGTGGTGCGCGTGCCGCCCTTGCCGTCGGATTTCGACTCACCCTTGGGTGGGGCGTCGTTGCTGGCTTTGCGCCCTTGGGCGTTCGCCATCATGCCGAGGCCGAGCATTTGCTGCGCCTGGAGACGTTCGGTGATCGTGGTGGGCGAGCGGAGTTCCAAGATCTGCCCCGACATCGGATCGAGCAGCATGACGCGGCCGTCAGGGAGCTGCACGGGACCCGGGCCAGGCGGCATTGGGGAGCCAGCGCCAGACGGACTTTCAGGACTCGCGGACATGGGAGGCACCCCGCCCATCATCGCCTGCTGCTGCAGCTGAATCTGGATCAGCGTCTGCTGCAGGATGAATTGCTGCTCCTCGGGCGTGACGGGCTTGAGCGGCGGCAGCGGGATCGCGGGCGGCACGCCGACGTTCGGGGTTTCGAAGACCTCGTGGTAACTCCAGAAGTCGAGGTAGCCCATCGTGGCTTGCTGCTGCGCGACCATCTTCCGCTCGGTCGAGTTCATCGCGAGGATCGAGTTCGGCGCCACTACGAACACAAACTGTTTGTGGAAGGCTTGCGCGCGCTGATCGGCGGTGGTGAGGTTGGCGTCGAGTTCGGGGATGTAGCCCTCCTGTCCGGGGAGGAGCGCCGGGACCAAGGTGGCCGGGTCGGCATCCATGTCTTCGAGCACCACCGCGGCTTCCCCGAGGATCATGCGGCGCTTGGTCTGCGACAGGAACTGGAAGTAGTTGACCTTCGTCATCTCCGAGAGGTCGCGCATGAAGGACTCGACCTGCCGCGCTTCCTGGCGAATTTCAGGCGTGAGCGCTTCGTAATATTTTTGGATGGTGTCGGCCGAGGGCATCTGCCGCAGTTGCAGGAGGGCGGCGAGATTGGCCGTGCCGGAGAGATCGTTGTGCTTCGTGGTCAGCTTGTCCCACAGCTCGCTAGCCATCGCGAGAATCTGCGGGTTCGGGCCGTCCAGCTTTTCGTACGCCTCACCAAAGCCCGGTTGCACTTTGATGCGCTTGCCCGGGCGCTGCGGGTCGAGCGAGCGCATGGTGGCTTCTGACACGGCGTTCCGGTTCCACTTCACGTCGTAGTTCAGCCACTGCCGGATGCCGAGCCGAATATCCTGCACGGTGTCGTTGATCGCATCCTGCACGGGCAGGAGATCGTTGAACAGTGGGATGCCGAGGAACTGCCAGGGCACCGACCACAGGCGCATGCGGCAGAGCGGGAAGAGGCCGTGCCAGTAGGTGTTCGGGCCGTCGAAGAGAATCATGTCGTCGGTCGAGACGATCAGCCGCCCGCGCGGATAGAGGGCCGCTTCGGGTGCGACGCTGTACGCCCAGTTCGCCCCGGGCATGCCCATGGGGATCGGCTTGCCTGTGAGATTGCGTGTGCGGTCTTTCACGTAGGTGCGGTAGAGGGCAATGTTGCCCGAGCGCGGTTGGCGCGAGTGGACGGAGTCCTGCCCGAGGCGGTCGAGCGGATCGGCCGGGGTGAGCAGGTGCGACATCACCGAGCGGAAACGACCCTTGACCTTGTCGATCACCGAATCGATCGAGGGGCGGAAGAGCTGCGCCTTCCCGGGGTACATCGCTTTGAGGGCGTTGACCGTGTGCTCTTCGCGCAGGGTCAGCCCTTCCCAGAGCTGGGGCGAGCGCGCGTGCGAGGGGCGGAACGGCAGTGTGGCGCGGGGGTCGCGCGGGGAGAAACTGTGCGCGCCGCCAAACGGGGCATGCGGATCCCAGTCGACCACGAAGTCGCCTGTGCCGGC